GTCGAACAGGCTACACCAATGAGACAGCTAAGGCTTTCCTGGTGGACGCCGGAGCGGTTTACAAAAACTTAAAGTATGACCAGGCCTCTAAGAAGTGGAAAGGCGAGTTGCTCGGGGCAACCGAGGACGGTAACAAGGTCAAAATTGAAGTCAAGACTCGAGACATCAAGATTGACGGGACTTTTTCCATGTATAAGGGCCAAAAACAAATCGAGTCAACCAACGCCGAGCTTGAGGTAAAGGTTAAGGAATTGACTCACTCAAACATTGCTCTAGCTATCTTAGGTAAGGCTCGAGCAGCAGAAGCAACGGAAGCGCCAGACAACTACCAAGTCATCGAGGGCACATCCAAGCTGACAAACGACCAATATCTAACCAATATCGGCCTTGTCGGCACAGTTACAGGCTCAAGTGAGCCAGTTGTTATTATCCTAGATAACGCTCTATGCGTGAGCGGTCTTGAGGTAGACTTCAAAGACAACAGCGAGGCTGTGGCTACATTGAAGTTCCAAGCTCATGCTGACGAGGACCAAGTGGCTGACCGCAAGCTCCCTTGTCGTATCTACTACCCACAACTTACCTAATCAAATAACCAGATTTCTATCACAGGAGGTTAAAGAATGGAACAAATGAGAAAACTAAAGGGCGGAGAGCTCTTCGACCTATTGCGAATTGTTGATAAGTTAGACCTAGATCTAACCGAGATTAAGGAGTTGCTCTTCGACAACGATGACAATGTCGATGTCAACGATGACAAAGCTGTCAAAGAGCGAGGGGTGGCCATTATGGACTACTTCCTCAAAATCATCCTTAGCAAGGGCGAAACCTTACGAGGGCCAATCAATGAGCTGTTCGCCAAGCTTTGCAACACAACGGTCGAGGAGATTGAGGCCTTGGACTATGATGTTTATCTGAAATTATATTCAGAGTTCTATCAAGCCTTGGACTTGAAAGCTTTTTTCGCCTTGCTCAAATTGCCCGTCTTTCAAGCTTCCTAGAAATCACCGACCTCTTATATAGACGATACAGCAATCCACCGCTCATCTTGTCCGGAATGGGCTTAGATGAGGCGGTGGATTTTGTTGTGTTCGCATATGAGAAAGACCAGGAAAGACAAGCCTTTGAGATTTGGTTAGGACGAAACATCGAGGAGCCTTTTGGAGCATGGCTAAACGGCCTTAAACAGTCATATAAGCCACCTAAAGAGCCTAAGAAAGTAGTACCTAATCTAAGCGAGGAGGAATTGTTGGCCTGGGCCGGGCAATTTGTCGATGACACAACGATTAGAGAAGAGGGGGACCTAGACGATGGCAATGGATGAGGTTTTTAAGGTCTTTGGGACCCTGGGCCTCAAGAACGAAACAAGGGCCCCAATGGAAGAAGCAGAGAAGCAAGCCGAAAAATCGGCTGACTCTGTCGCTTCCAAGTTCATGAACGCCGCCAAGTGGATTGGAGGGGCGTTCGCTGCTAAAGGCGTGTTTGACTTTGGTAAGGCCACAGTCGAAGCAGCAGCCACAGCTCAAGCGGTACAAGCCCAATTTGACCAAGTCTTTGGTGATATTAAGGGTAAGGCGGCGGAAAGCTTAAACGCTGTTGCCAATGAGATTGGAGCCATACCAAACCGAATTAAGCCGGCATTTAACCAGATAGCCTCATTTGCCAAGGTTGCCGGCATGGACGCCAATCAGTCGCTAGAATTTACCACTCGAGCAACTAAAGCGGCCGCCGATTCAGCCGCCTTTTATGACAAGAGCCTAGAGGACACAACCGAAACCCTTAAATCCTACTTAAAGGGGAATTTTTCGGTTGCTGACAACCTCGGGATCCTATCGACTGAAACGACTCGGAACGCCAAGGCCACCGAGTTATTTGGTCAAAAGTATAAGGACCTTACTGGTATTCAACAGCAAGAGGTCCTATTGAAAATGTTTGAGGACGCCAACAAGGTTTCCGGGGCCATGGGCCAAGCCGCCAGAGAGTCTGACGGTTGGGAGAACGTGATGGGGAACCTCAAGCAATCCTGGACTGACTTCCAGGCGGAAATTGGTAAGGCTATCCTACCAACGGCGGTTAAGGTCATCCAAGCCTTAGCCGGGGCAATGAGAGCAGCAACTCAAGCTATTGGTCCATTGGTCCAAAATGTGGCGGCTTTCTTTGCTGAATTGTTCAAAGGTGACGCACCTCTTGGGCAAATAGTCAATGGATTGGGCCAACTAGTCACCAAAGCCGGAGAGGCCATTGGGAAAGTGGTCGGATTTATCAGCCAGTTATTTGGGGCTATTTCGTCCGGTAAGGGCGGAGACTTCCTCCAAAGCCTAGGAATAAGCCCGAGCGTTATCTCAACGCTAGAGGGCATTTTCTCACGGATTGGAGCTGTGATTGGTAAGTTTCTAGGTGTACTAAATGGTGTAAAAGAGGCTGTTATTGCTATCTTTGACATCCTTTTCGGCTCGATGTCCGAGGGGGACAACTATGATTTATTGGTTAAGCTAGGGCTACCGCCAGACGCCGCCGAGTTGGTCATTACAATAGCTCAAACGATTGGGCAAGTAATGAGCGACCTTTGGAATGGCATCATGGAAGTCGCTCAAGCAGCCAGTGATTTCTACAATCAACATGTGTTTCCACTGTTTGACATGATACTCCAGAGCTCAAGTGATCTGTATGCTCAAGGGAGCCCACTATGGGAGGCTTTGAGTAATGCCGTAACGCTTGCCGGTCAAGTGATTGGTTTGGCTATCCAGTGGATTGTCGAGCGAGTAAAAATCATGTATGAACAGATGGCCGTTGTGATTGATGTAGTCAGAGCTGTGTGGCCACAAATCCAAGCGGTCATTATGTCAGCTATCCAAGTAATTTCCGATGTCCTAGCGGTGTTTATTGCCTTTTTAAAAGGGGATTGGGATGGACTATGGAAAGCTGTCCAAAACCTTGCCTCATCAGCCTGGGAGCTCATTAAGAACCTATTCACCTTGGCTGTAAATGCCCTGGTCCAAATTATAAGCCGGTGCCTACAGGCTGTAATTAAATGGGCCACTGACATCTATAACACAGTTAAGGATTGGTTCGGCAAGATACCAGACGCCATCAAGAGCCTCTGGAAGAAAGCCGAGGACTTCCTCCGCTCGATTAACCTGGTCGAGATTGGGAAGAACATCGTCTCGGGCCTCTGGGATGGTATCAAATCCATGTGGGGGAACATGGTTAACTGGGTAGGTGAGAAGGCCAATGGCTTCGTTTCGAGCGTCAAGGGTGTATTTGGTATCAAATCACCATCCAGACGAATGAGAGATGAGGTTGGGGTTCACTTGCCAACTGGTATCGCCGCCGGTATTGAGCAATCAGCCGGGGCCATTGATGAGGCTATGGACGATGTCAAGTCTAGGATAATGTTTGACCCTAGCATGGCTTACACTGTCCATCAGAATGTCAATGTCGAGGAACACGAGGAGGAAATGCCACTCTATCAACGGGAAACTTTAGCCCTATTAAGAGCTTTAGTTGCCAAAGAGGGTAATACCTACCTTGATGGCCGAGAGGTCTCCAGAGGCCTGTCGGAGCCATTAAACACCTACAACCAAGTAAACGACTTACAAAACAAACGCATGAGAGGGGAGGGCTTCGGATTTGCTTAAGAAAGCTTATTACAATGGCCATGATTTAACTCAACACATGACCATTAAGAGGGTTACGACACCATTTTCTGGCAAAATCACCAACACCTATGGAGCTCTCCCTGGCACTAACCACCATTGGCTCCAGTCAAGTAGCCGGGGCCAGTGCGTTGTTGAGATTGAAGCTGTCATTAAAGATGATGTCCTCCACCATGTTGATGAATTGAACAAAATTCTAAGCGTTGACGAGGATGGATGGCTATTATTTGCTGATCAGCCAGACCGAAAACTACTTTGTCGATTAGATGGCACAGTGACACCATCCAGTCGGATAGCCTGGGCCACCATCAAGCTCAAGTTCGTCAGTCCTAACAGCTATTGGAACGCCACAGAGGGCTACAAAGAGGCTAGATTTGCCAATAATTCGGTCATTGTAGACAACAAAGGGACAGCCGAGACTTATCCTATTGTCACGGTCGATTTCAAGGCTGACTGTGGCTTTTTGGCCCTCCAGGGGCCAGATGGAGGCATGTACCTAGGGAACCCAGAGGAAATTGACAAGGTAGACCTAAAGCCGTCTGAATTAGCGCTTAATAAGGTGTTTACCGACATCAATGGATGGCAAAAGGTAACTGGACCGACTCAGTTCTGGGACCAATACCTAGAGAAGTATTTCCATCAACATGCCTCTAGCCCAGTCTTTACATCCTGGGGCATGAAGCCAAACGTTGCCGAGTTGCCGGCCAATGAGTCTTATTGGCAAGGACACGGCTACTATAAGGACTTTGAGAGAGGCAATCTCGAGGTTGAGGCTGATAATTTCATCATTAAGTCCCGTGTGGACATGATGGACCTATCTGGCCGAACCAACAACACCGGTATCTACTGGATAATGGTCTCAGACAGCGAAAACAAGCCTGTTATGGCCATTTATCTCCAGGACCAAGGTCTTAACAAGAACGAGATAACTATAAGCTGTATGATTGCCTCAAGCGACAATCCGGACCCTAAGAAGCTCACCCTGGTCCAAGAGTTCACCATGCCGGCCTTTTCTGGTTACTTGACCATGAAAAAGACCGGAAACCTCTTCGAGTGGTGGGCCCACAATGACCGGACCGAGCTGACGGTAACTCAAGCAGCGCCGGCTGCTTCCATCCAAGTCGGGGATATGGTCCACATTGCCAAAGAGGCAACAAATGCCGAGACAGGCCATCCTATCTTAGCATTTACTCGAGGCCGGACTTATCGAGTTGACCAGGTTAGAGGTACAGGGGACAAGCGTTCCTGTTTATTGACTTACCAGGGAACGCCGGTCTATTGGATCTATGAGAAAGACATAGCCGAGTACCGTAACCGTACCACCGCAACCAAGCCTGGTGTCTTGCCGGATAAAGAGGTCTACACTTGGACCTATTCATCCGCTATTGCCCAAAAGAGAGCTACTAAGGCAATGGTTTATATTGGTGCTCATGGCAAGCGAGCCTATTCAAAATTCGCCGTGAGAGACATCGAAGTCCGCCGGACTTATGACTCCAATGTAAGAGACCTAAAAAACGTGTTCACGGCCGGTGATAGGCTCCAAATCAACAACATCTCCGGGGGCGTCTTATTAAACGGGGCAACGTTTAAGGGCGCTATTGATTACGACAGTAAATTCTTCTCTGTTGGTCCCGGGCCAACAGAATTAAAACTAGTGACCTCATCCTGGGCTCAACCAGTGGAGGCCATAGTTGAATGGGAAAGTAGGTGGTTATAGTGATACCGCAAATCTTTAACCGCCAGTATCAACGCATCGGTTTAATGGGCCTTACCTCTCCGGAGGGGGTCCATTATTACGATGATGAGCTGACCACAACAATCGACACAGGCATGTACACACTCAAGTTTAAGGTCCCTAAGACCTCGCCAAGCGTGTCAGTCCTGGATGTCGGTAACTTCATCTGGACCGAGAACCATGTGGGAGAGAAGCTCCTCCTAACCATCACCTCAATCGAGGAGACCAGGGAGGTCAAATCTATCTCTTGCGAGGATACCTCAATCAACCTCTTAAACACCTATGTTGAGGCCTTTGAGGCGCCGGTTGCTGACCAACCGGCGCCTCAAAGGCCTCAACATAGGTG